TTTACGAATGACTGCATTAATACGAGTTAACTCAGTGCCAGCTATATTTTCAAAACTCTTTACTAGTGTAGGATAACCTTTCTGGTCATTAAACAACTTAAGAGGGCTACCTAGAATTTCTTTAGTCAATTGACCACGGTTCACAGATTGAACACTGTACCAGTCACCAACAGAGCGTCTAAGATTATTAGTTTGGAAGTCTAACTCTGCTCCAATGAAGTCAGAGACTGAATTAGCACCTAGAGAATGAAGCTCTTGCACATGTCGTGCTACCTCACGCTCTAGGGCTAGTCGATCTTTTAAGTCTTTACCAAGAAGCTTTTGAAGGAAACCACGATGACGACTAGAGGCTTTCTCTATCAGTGTGTTAGCTACCTCTTGGTATCGACGCATTGTCAACATGTGTTCGATTTGTCTATCGAAAAGTTCTTGAGTTAAACTCATTAGTTACTCCTATGTATTATTATTAAGGCCAGTAGCTGTCCTCTGAAAAGTTTTCAGGAATAGGAGAGTAAGCCTCTAAGATGTTTGAAGCAGCTCTTATAGCTTCAATTTCATTCCAAACTTGAATGTAAGACAAATACTGTTTACTCTGTTCTTCTGTCCAGTTAGCTTGCCCTACTACTGCTAGTTGGGCTAGTCCTGCCGCAGTGTTGCGTTGTTTCCAGTCTGGTGCAAAATTTATAATACGACGTTGTGCTTCTAGCTTTACTTGTGATAATAGGTTATCTTGAAGAAGAGTTAGCTGCTCATCAGTGTAGTCTTCAACCAACCAAGTACGATACCACTGATGTCATTTGTTTGATGGTTAATATTGATTGCCATTATACTGCAATGCTCCCTGCCATATCTTCCTGCGTCATCACCCAAGCGTAGCACTTGTCGAGAAAGTTGTCCCCAGCGGATGCCTCAACCTCAATAAGATCGGCATGGTAGCGGCGAAAGTCCACCTCGCGGGTGTCATCGTCAGGCGTTGCGGTAGCATATCCCGACACATCAGCCATCACGGTAAACTTGGGGCCACCCTCGCGCATGCGGGAAATAGATGCAGTTACGATGCGAAAGTAAGCACCTGTAAAGGGTGTGCCGTATTGTGTAGTTGTTAAGTCTAGTTGAATAGCCATTAGTAGGTTACCTCTGATGTGTGAATGGTGGCGACCCACCGAATGTTGGTAGCTGCTGCCCCAGTGACTTCGATCTTCAAGCCACCGTAAGTCGTGTCTGCGCTGAGAGCCATACCCCAAGCGGGTGTATTGTCCAAGACAGTCGTGGCGCTGTTGACCAGCACAGTCGTGCCTGCCGAACCTTCCCTGCGGATCAAACCTACGATCTTCCATGCAGCACATGCAGTGCCTGACGCTGCGTCCTGACGGGCTACGATGGTACCGTGGAAGGCGTAGGCTGAGTTATTAGGAAGAATGACTTGGTTAGTAATCCCCGGCGCGCTGTTGTTTGCGGTAAGGGCTTCTGTCGTGGCGTCTGTAGTGTCAGACATTAAAACCAGGATCCCAGTCTGGCTTGACCCGACGCCACTTAGTGCTTTACCCGAAAGAGCGAACTTGCCATGCCTGTCCGCTGATGACTGGTATCCTAGTGCATACGAGTAAGAAGCTGTGCTCGAACATAGTGTGCCAAGAGCAAAAGAGCCTGTGTTCGAAGCAGTTGAACTATACCCGATGGCTGCCGAATACACCCCTGAAGCTGTTGAGTAACCCCCTGAAGCAAAAGCGTAACTACCTGATGCTTTTGATCGCTTCCCAATAGCCACCGAACTAGTTGCATTAGCGCCATAGGTTGCGGTGTTGTTGGTGATAGCTGCTGCGAAGGAGTCGGTGCCGCCTGCGTATGCCCAGCCTATCGCCGCAGCATTATTGGCCCCTGTACCCCCTTGTGCTTGACCTAACATGACCTGAAAATTTGATTGCGCTTTTGATTGGTAGCCCAATGCAATTGAATAACTTGCTCTTGCGCCAGTCCCTACAGAAGAATCCCCCGCCCCCGCAAAACTGTTAAATCCGCTTGCGATACTATTAGCGAAAGCAACGGCGTTCTCCCCTGAGGCAAAAGCCCCACTACCAATAGCCACAGCATTCGTGCCAGTCGCAGAAGGCGCAGTAAGAGTTACAGGGTTCTCAGCATAAAGCTCAAGGGCAGTGCCACCACCACCTCCAGCAGCGATCCAGTCGTAATCAGTCCCCGTCCACGACAATACTTCACCAGTTGTAGCAGTGATAGTGTTCAGGTGGGTATCGACGTCAGCGTCGGTGTAAGCTGTTGCAGCCTGCCAACGAGAGTTAGCTGCATTCCAAGCTAAGACTTGACCGTCTGTAGGAGAAGGGATGTAAACGTCATGCAGTTCGTTTAAATGGAAGCCAACAAGAGGTCTTACAAAAAGTATACCTGTTGTAGCATGAGCACGAATAACAATAGCAACAGAAATACTTTGGTTAGGTGCTGTAGGTTTAACATTTGTTAATTCCCCTGCAGTACTAGGTGAGCTATAAAGAATTGTACCATCTACCCAAGTTTGACCAACAGTAGACCCTGTAGTATTGATATTTTTTATTTCACCAAAAGTAATTGCAAAACCAGTATCTCCTAAGGCAAAATCCTTTTCTGCTACACCAACAAGGTAAAGCTCTTCAATAGTGTTGTTAGCAATAAACTTGTTAACACTAATTTTACCAGAAGCGCCTACTGTTCCTGTAGCATATAGCACATCGCCTTTAGATAAAGCTACGTCTGCTTTGATAGGTAACTTTGATTCTTCTGTATTACCTAAAGAAATAATATTATCAGAAGCATCCTTAGTAAAGAGTTTTTTGTCGGCAAGATTGATAGCAATCTCACCAACTTCCAGATCAGTCGTTAGTGGTACTTTTTCAATAACACTTGACTTTTTATGAATAAGTTTAGTAGCCATATAGATGACATCCTTTCTAAATTAGTATGTACCGCCGTCTAGTCGAACATTTTGTAGTGTGTAGTCACCCATGTCCCAAGCGTCGTTAGCTTCATTCCAAACAAAAGACACATTAGCAGAAGTACCACGTTCTACTTCGAAACCAGCATTCTGGCTAGGTGTACCTGTTTCATCTGAATTAAGGATGATAACGTTGTCGCCGATATTGACAGTATTGGAGTTTACAGTAGTAGTAGTACCGTTGACTGTGAGGTTACCAGTGATAACAGCATTTCCGCCAACGTTAAGATTACCTGCAACACCAACACCACCAGAGACTACGAGAGCGCCTGTACCTGTAGTAGTTGAGGCTGTAGCATTAGTCAGGGTAACAGCAGTAGCAGTAGTAGCTCCACGACCTGTTACACTAGCGAGTGTGTCTACTTCTGTAGCATTTACAACAATAGTGTTTGAAGCGTCTGTGTAGGTTACGGTAGCGATACCTGTACCTGACATGATTGTCCCAACAGCATCTTGCGCGGCTTCGTTAAAGTCTGTAACGTTAGCTGCGGTATGAGTGTGAGAGCTAGCTGCTTTTCCGTCTAGTTGAGTTTGGATAGAACTAGTTACACCAGTAGTGTAGTTCAACTCTGTAGCTGAAGCAGTTACTCCGAAACCGGAAAGAGTAGAGATACCCACAATAGACCAAGCAGTTCCGTTGAAAGATTTTAGAATGTAGTTAGTAGAATCATACCAAAGGTCACCTTCAGCAGGAGCAGTAGGAGCTGTAGTAGCTACATAGGCGGCGCCAATAGGGACAACGTTACCAGAGTTATTTTTAGAATAAAGTTTACGATCAGCAAGGTTCAGTGCTACTTCACCAATTTCTAGGTCGGTTGTTAGTGGCACAGCACCTGCTGTTGAAGATTTCTTTAATAGAATTTTAGTAGCCATTAGTAGTCTCCTCCGATAATGAGAGTGTTAGGGTTGTTTAACTGGTTAGTTGCAGTGTACTTAGCTGTGTTACTGCTGTAAACTAGTAAAGCACCATCTTGTTTGTTTGTGTTATCAATATCTTGGAGTTTGCTAGTGGTTAGCCTATAGTTTTTAAAGTTTGCTGAAGAAGCTTCGTAGGCTAGAAAGTCTCCATCAGCAATGTTATTGATAGTTACGTCTAGTAGTTCGCTAAGTCTCTCGTTACTGTTTAAGTTGCCTGCTATAATCTCAGTAATTGTTCCTGCAGAGTTTACTACTTCAACGACTAGATCTCTGTCACTGTTAATGTAGACATTCTCAATAGAGTCTCCTTTAGAACCCTGTCCACCTACACGTGCAAGTGAAACAGAGTACTCAGGAGTAGTCACTTCGGTAACTAGCTTACCAGGTTTAGTTGATAAGTTGTAATCCATTTAAAACTCCGTAGGAGAATAAAGGACTTCTACTAAGCCTCTAAAAGGTTTCCAGATTTGTTGGAAGTTTCCTTCTCCGGGATCTCTAACCTCTAGCTCTATGTAACCATAGACAGGACGATCAGGAGCAGGTTGAACCGTCCAGTCTTCAATTAACGCTTCTGGGAAAACAATTTTAAAAGTATTGTCAGTGGTAACTGTGTCAATAATAGTTAACTCAGTAACAGTGCCTTCTGGTTGTACAACAACGGGGATTTTACCGTCACCTGTATTCAGGGCTTCAATTACTGTAACTTTAAGACTATAACCTGTAAGGTTAGTTAACCACTTTA